TACGAAAACAATCCACGGCAACATTCAGAAGCACAGCTTGATCGTCTTGTCCGATCAATCAAGGAGTTTGGTTTTACTAACCCCATCCTCATTGACGATGACTGCAATGTGATCGCAGGTCATGGTCGCTTGTTAGCTGCTGAACTGATGGGCCTGGCCCAAGTGCCGACCATCACGCTTGGCCACCTCACGGCTGATCAGCGTCGTGCCTACGTCATTGCTGATAACCAGCTGGCACTCAACAGCACCTGGGATGACGACGTGCTGCAGGCTGAACTGCAGGCCCTAGGTGAAGCTGGCTACGACCTGACCTTGCTCGGCTGGGGTGATGACCTGCCCACCTTTGGTGAGGACATTGACCTGTCGGCCCTTGATGACTTGGACGATGACCCCACAGCAGAGCTTGCCGATGGCGTCATGAAGGCCATCCAGATTGAGTTCCGCCCTGAAGACTATGAAGAAGCCAAGGCCCTAGTAGATGCCGCTCGTAAGCGTGGCGAATACGTGGGTATGAAGCTGATTGAGGCTTTGGCTGCATGATCGACTATCAGATCGCAATACCCAGTTACAAGCGGCCAACGCGCCTGATCACTGAAACCCTCACAACGCTGAAACGCACCAATGCCGATTTCAGCCGGGTCACCGTTTTCGTGGCAGACAGCAATGAGAAGCACTTGTATGAAACCGCTCTGCAGGCGATTGGCCTTGGTGTCAAAGTTGTCATCAGCCAGCCAGGGCTGATCAACTCCCGCATCTGGTACAACCTGCACTACTACAAACCAGGCACACGCATCCTGAACTTGGATGACGACATTGCTGGGCTGTACGTCAAAGATGGCAACGCCTTGCAGGCTTACACCGGCGACCTTGACCGCCTTGTGTCCAAAGGCTTCCAGGTCTGCCAAAACACGGGGGCCAGGCTCTGGGGAATCAATCCTGTGGCCAATGGCATGTTCCTCAAGCCCACCATCACTGTTGGGCTGCGATACATCTGTGGCATCTTCCACGGCACCTTTGCAGGTGATCCCGCTATGTGTGGTGATGACCGTCCACGCCAGTCATCTGGTGAAGACTTTGAGCTGACCCTTAGGTCGTTCAAGCGTTACAAGGGTGTGGTCCGGATTGATGGCTACGCACCGAAGACCAAGTACTTCGCAGAAGGCGGCATCCAGGCTGAACTTGGTGGCAAGGACAAACGCGCGAAAGACCACGAGGCCCAGCTGCAGCAGATCGTCAACCGTTTCCCTGGCATCAGCAAGCTGTACACCAAGTCCGGCGACGTGCCCAACATCAAGCTCAAAACAGTTACCCACGGAAAGCTCCAGTGGATATGAAGCTGCCAGTCCTTACTCTGCAGCCCAAGGCGCCCAAGCTCAAGATCGGGGACACCTGCCCAACCCTGCAGCCCAACGTCACAGAGTCCTGCATCCTTGCTGATCCTGATGGCACTCAAGTCGGCCTGTTCATCAAGCAACTGCCTGATGACCTGCGGAACCTGATCAACATTGCTGACCACGAGGTCAACTCACCAAGGGTGCCCAAAACGATGATGGACCGTAAGCGTCCATTGCCACCTGGTCCCAACGGCAAACGTCGTTACCTCGTCATCTCCCAGTACTCAGCCATCCTTGGCAGCGTCCCGCCCAAGCCACACATGCGACGGGCATACGGCACGCGATCATCTGTCCACAGCAGCAAGACCGCTGGCACCTTTGTCAAAGCCATGCACAAGGCAGGCATCACCGCCTATCAGCTTGTGCAGGAGCTGGCACCTGAAGTCACCCAGTTGCACAGCAGCAAGGTTGAATCCCGTGTGCCTGAGAAGTGGCGTTTCGCAAAGCACTTCAGCAGCACCATCAGCAACTGCAACATCGCAGCACCGATCCATCAAGACCACGCCAACGTCAAAGGTGCCATCAACATCATCATCACCAAACGGCGCAACAGCACTGGCGGGAACTTGCATGTGCCTGACTACGACGCCACCTTTGACCAAACGGATGGCTCAATGCTTGTCTATCCGGCATGGAGGAACTGCCACGGTGTGACGCCAATAGTTCCCACGCATCAAGGCGGCTATCGCAACTCACACGTCTGGTACGCCCTGGATTCGTTTGCATCATTAGGCTGAAACCATGGACAAGAATCCACGCTGCACAAAAGCAGAAAAGCAGTTCCGGACATCAAGGTTTGCCCGGATGATTGCCAATGGGGCAACACGTTCAGATCTTTTGCAATACGCCGCAAGCGAATGGGGGCTGAAGCAAAGGCAAAGCGATGAATACATTGCTCTGGCCACCAAGCGCCTTGAAGAAGATTTCAACTTGGATCGTCAAGCTTTTGCCGCAATACTTTTGTCCCAGTTGAACGTCGTCCACAAAAAGGGCATGGAGCAGTCCAACCTCCAGGCTGTATTGGGCTGTATCAACACCGCTGCCAAGATCGCCAAGCTGTATGACTGATGGGTGTTCTGTCCGCAATCCCACGGGGCAACATCCTCCAACGCCTAGGTGCTGAGGACAGCCAGATTGATGTTGACCGGCTGTTGCAGCAGGTGAAAGCCGACCTCCACCCTGGCCAGCTGGCTTTTGTTGAGGACGAAAAAACGCAAATCATTGGGCTATCTGCTGGATACGGTGCTGGCAAGACCAGGGCACTGGCTGCCAAGACCCTGCACCTTGCGGCTGCCAATCAGGGGTTCATTGGCTGTGTGATGGAGCCGACTGGCCCATTGGTTCGGGACATTTGGCAAAACGACTTTGAGGGCTTCCTAGAGGCGTATGAGGTGCCATACACCCACAGGGCATCACCGTTGCCTGAGTACACGTTGCACCTGCCGGGCGGTGACACAAAGATCCTGTGCCGCAGTTTTGAGAACTGGTCACGGATCATTGGTCTGAACTTGGCCTTTGTCCTTGCTGATGAGATTGACACCGTCAACCCCAGTGTTTGCTCCAGGGCGTTTCCCAAGATCCTTGGCCGTTTGCGGTCCGGCAATGTCAGGCAGTTCGCAGCAGCATCCACGCCTGAAGGTTTTCGGTGGATGTGGCAAACCTTTGGTACGGATGACGCGAAACAGCGTGATGACCGCAAGCTGATTAGGATGCGTTCGGCGGATAATCCACATCTGCCCCAAGACTTCATCGAACGGCTGCAGGCCAACTACGACCCATCACTTCTCCAGGCGTACCTGGAAGGTCAGTTCTGCAACCTCACAACAGGCCAGGTTTACGACCGCTTTGACCGGGCCAAACATGTCACAACACAAATACCAAACGTCAGCAGGGAACCACTTCGCGTGGGTGTTGACTTCAACGTTGGCAACATGTCTGCTGTGATCGGTGTTCGTCTTGGAGAAAACCTTCTCCTGATTGATGAAATCAGTGGCGCACATGACACCGACGCCATGGCCCAAGAAATACAACTCCGTGCTGATGGACGCCAGGTTTATATCTACCCTGACGCATCAGGCGGCAACAGAAGCACGAATGCCTCACGAACGGACATTCAGATCTTGGAGTCCTATGGTTTCAGCAATCAATCGCCCAAGGCCAACCCTCCCATCCGTGATCGGGTGGCTTCTGTTCAGGCTTTGCTGGAAAACGGGAAAGGTCAAGTAAGGCTGCAAATTGCCGACACTTGCAAGCGAACAATCGAATGTTTGGAGCTGCAGAGTTATACAGAGGCAGGCATACCAGACAAAGAAGCTGGCTATGACCACATGAATGACGCCCTTGGCTATTTGGTTTACAGGGACTTCAGCATGCTCCACGCCCGTGCTGGTCGTGGTACTGGAATCAGGCTTTACTAAACTGCAGGCATCAGGCGGGTTTTAGCTGTGTACTCAGGCTTTTCGGGTCGCCAACGTGTTGGCAACGTCACGACGGTGGAAAGCCCGAACACGGCTTACATCAACATGGAGCCTCATTGGCTTTTGATTGAGGCATTGCTGCAGGGCACATATGGCGTGCGCAAAAAACACCGGACATATCTTCCGCAAGAGCCAAGAGAGCTTGACGAGTCTTATGACAACAGGCTGATGCGTTCAACGTTGGCGCCTTACTACGTGCGCCTGGAGCGGATGCTGGCCGGCATGTTGACCCGCAAGCCTGTCCGGCTGGAAGACGTCAGTGATGTTGTCACCGAGCAGCTGTTTGATGTTGACCTGCAGGGCAATGACCTGAACGTTTGGACTTACGAAACTGCCCGCAAGTGCATCCGCTACGGCCATGTTGGCGTTTTAGTTGATGCCCCAAAAGCAGGCGAGACCGGCAGGCCTTATTGGACGCAATACACACCGCGGGACATCCTCGGATGGCGCAGTGAAATCAAGGATGGCAAACAGCAGCTGACGCAAGTGCGGCTGATGGAAGAAATCACTGTCCCTGATGGGTTGTACGGGGAAAAGCAAGTGCAGCAAGTACGCGTTCTGACTCCTGGTGCTTTTGAAATCCATCAAAAAGACAAGAAAGGGGATTTTGTGTTGGTTGATGAGGGCACCACAAGCCTGAGCGAAATCCCATTTGCTGTTGCTTATTCCAACCGCGTTGGTGTTCTTGAATCGCGCCCACCATTGGCTGACATTGCTGAGTTGAACCTCAAGGCGTACCAAGTGCAGTCAGATCTGGACAACCAGCTGCATATCAGCGCCGTTCCAATGCTGGCAATCTTTGGATTCCCTCAGGCCGCGGAAGAAATCAGCGCGGGCCCTGGAGAGGCCTTGGCATTGCCGGAAGGAGCTTCTGCCCAATACATTGAGCCATCAGGCAACAGCTATAGCGCACAGTTCCAGCGGCTTGAGCAAATTGCCAATCAAATCAATGAGCTGGGCCTTGCTGCTGTTTTGGGCCAAAAGCTGAGCGCAGAAACAGCAGAAGCAAAACGCATCGACCGCAGCCAGGGCGACAGCACCATGATGGTGATTGCTCAGCAGATGCAAGACCTGATTGACAACTGCCTTGGCTTTCATGCGCAGTACATGCAGCAGCAACAAATCGGCAGCAGCTTTGTCAATCGTGACTTCTTGGGCGACCGCTTGGACCCACAAGAAATCCAGTCGTTGCTGCAGCTTTACACCGCAGGCACGATCACACAAGAAACGCTGCTGAAACAGTTGTCAGTAGGCGAAGTCCTTGGCGATGACTTTGATGTTGACCAAGAGCTTGATGCAACCCAATCCGGCGGCTTAATGGAAATCCAGCAACCTGAGCCGACACCACCTGCGGCAGAAGAGGCCACAATGCCAGAAGCAGAACAAGAGGCAGAGGATGGGCTGGATGAGCAGGCTGCGTAAGCCAAACCCAAACCGTAAGCAGCTGCTGTTTTTCACCAAAGACCAGCTGAAGGAAAACTACTTTGCTGTGATCAGAATCACTTGGTTTGCAGCTGGGCAGATCTGTGCAGTGAATGAAGCTGTTGTGTATCGGGACGACCTAGAAGCAGTCGCTGAGTTTTCTGGAATTGTTGGTGAGGCTTTGCGGGGTGGTGCTGATGTTTCTATTGTCTGCGTCGCTAGGGCTGAAGATGTTGGCTTGGAGCAGGCATGAGCGAGCCTGAAGCCTTTTATCGGCAGGCGATTGACCTGAACCGCTACAGCAATCACGTCGCGCTAAATATCATGCGGGCGTACAACGACATCGTGATTGATGCGTTGCAGAAGCTTGACGATGTGGGGACGCTTAACCCAAGGGAGGCAGCCCGGCTGAATGCTCTGTTGGCTCAGGTGCGCGAAAGCCTTGATACGTGGGCAGGCGACAGCTCTGTTTATGCAGTTCAGGAGTTGAACGGTTTGGCCCGGCTGCAAGCTGATTTCATATCGGGGCAGATCAAGGATGTGGTGAAGCCAAGCCTGGCTGACACTGTCCGCACTGTTGAGATCACACCAGACTTCGCAAGGTCTGTCGTGCTGGCTGACCCGACAGACATCAGTGCTGCTGTGCTGCAGCCAAGCCTGGAGCAGCAGATTCGTGGTCAAGCCCCTGGCCTTGTCACGTTGGATGCGAGCAAAGGCGCTGCTCTTGTCCTGCCAAATGGCAAAACGCTTGGCACTGGATTCAGGCAGCTGGCCGGATCTTCTGCGGATAAGTTCCGCGTCACTGTTCAAAACGGGATGCTGACTGGTGAGAACATGCGAGACATGGTGAAAAGGCTGCGTGGAGAGCTGCGGCTGGCCGACAAGGCAGGCATCAGCCAAACGATTGCCAAGGGTGGTGAGCTGACGACACTTGCTGATTCACAGATCAGGGCGTTAATCCGCACGTCTGTGACGCAAATGACGAACACGGTCAATCAGCAAACGTATATCGCCAATCAAGATGTGATTGATTCCTACCGCTACCGAGCTGTACTGGACCTGCAGACCACGCCAATCTGCCAATCTCTTGATGGCAAGGTGTTCAAGTTCGGCAAAGGGCCGCAACCCCCTCAGCACTATGGCTGCAGGTCAACCATCGTGTTCATTACAAAGACAGAAGCCGAGGGCGATTTCCAAGAGCGTGAGAAGCGTGCAGCACTAGGTGGCCTTGTCCCAAACGACATGACCTACCCAGAATGGATTGCTAGGCAATCAGCTGCAGACCAAGCAAAGGCATTCGGCGGCAAAGGCAAAGCAAAGCTATTCAGGAATCTGCTGAAAAAAGAGTCACCCCAAAAAGCTTTGGCCAAGTTCGTCAGCAGCGACGGGTCAGAAGTAACTTTGAAAGACTTGCTGGGAAAATACGGTGCCCCTGAAACGCGGTAGCAGCAGGCAAGTCATTTCTGAAAACATCCGCAGGCTGATGCGTGAGGGCAAAAGCCGGTCACAAGCCGCAGCGATTGCGTTCAAAGAAGCTGGAAAACGCCGTAAGCGTTAATCTTTTGTTGTACCCACCTGTTGGTTCTATGGCACTGCACAGTAAGTACAAGCTCACGGAGCAGGGAGCTGACGCTAAGCCCAAGGCGACGGCTAAGAAAAAGTCCGCTAAAAAAGAAGCACCTTCGGAGGCAAGCTGATGCCTAGTGGACCCGGCACCTACGGCTCAAAAATGGGTCGGCCCCCAAAAAAGAAAAAGAAGAAGGGCGGCAAGAAAAAGTGATGGCAGCCAAGCGTCGGCCACCAAAGGACAAAAAGACTGGCCTGCCGAAGGCCTATCTTTCTGGTGCCAAAAACAAGGCAGCCAAAGCTAGGGAAATCAAGCGCACTGCTGCCCTTTACAAGGCTGGCAAAAACATCGACATCGCAGCTGTCTCCAAATCACGGACTGAGCAAGGTGCCAAGACCAAAAGCAAAACCACTAAACGCCGCAACAAAAAAGGCCCTAAAAGAAAAGGCTGAAAAGTCCAAGTTCTTTTACGGCGAGTTGGCTGCTGTGTACCGCAAGGGGCAAGGCGCATACCTGTCCAGCGGTTCGCGTAACGTGCCGATGGCGGCTTGGGCAATGGGCAGGGTCAATAGCTACATGCGTGGCGACAAAGCCCGGACAGCTGATGCTGCTATCTACGCTCGGTACAACAAAAAGCGATGAGCATCAAACGCGGTGGCCATACGTTTGCGGGCTATGACAAGCCCATCCGTACGCCGAACCATCCGAGCGGCAAGTCTCATGCTGTTGTCATTAAGGACAAAGGCAAAGACAGGCTCATTAGGTTCGGCGCACAGGGTGCTCGCACGAAACCTCCGCGGAAGGGTGAGAGTGCTGCTGACAAGGCAAAAAGGGCGTCATTCAAGGCACGCCACGCAAAAAACATCGCAAAGGGCAAAACATCAGCCGCATATTGGGCGGATCGGGTGAAATGGTCCTGAGCCAGTTACAGTGACGGTGAAATTAACCTTACGGGTTATCAATGTCTGAAGAGCAAAATCAGGAGATTACGTCTCCCGCAGCTCCAAACAATGCCGAGATGGATGCACTGAAGGCAAGCATCCAAGCTCTTGAGAAAAAGAATTATGAGCTGATTGGCAAGCTTAAGGACGCAAAAACAATCCCTGACGGTGTTGATGTCCAGGAATTGCTTGAGTTCAAGCGTTCTGTTGAGCAGAACAAACTTGAATCAGAAGGCAAGTACACCGAGGCACGTCAGGCTCTTGAGCAGCAGTTCCGTGAAGCTGTTGAAGCCAAGGACAAGCGGATTGCTGAGCTTGAAGCACGTGTCCGCGAACTTGAGCTGATTGCACCTGCGAACACAGCATTAGCCGATGTGGTTCACGACCCAAGCATCGTATTCAAAGCAGACCTGCTGAAGCCTGACCAAATTGAGCGTGAAGCTGACGGGACGGTTGTTGTTGTTAATGGTTACGAGCGCAAGCCGATTGGTGAATGGGCCAAGACTTTGCCCAGCTACATGCAAAAGGCACCCAAGCCAGTTGGCAGCGGTGCGCCATCTGGTCGCAGCATGGGCGGCGACATACCAGCTGGTACAAAAAATCCTTTCGCCAAAGAGACCTACAACCTCACAGAACAGTCCCGCCTTTTCCGTACGGATCGGGATATGTATGAGAGGTTGAAAGCTGCTGCCAACCGTTAATATGTTGGGCAAGGCAAAGCTACGCAGAGCCGTTCGGGTTACGCCCACACCGTAAACATCTTTTTTGAGGATCTGTCATGGCGACTCTTCGCTCTGACATCATCATCCCTGAGGTATTTACGCCTTATGTCATTGAGCAAACTACCCAGCGTGATGCCTTCCTGGCTAGCGGTGTGGTGCAGCCGATGGCTGAGCTAAATGCTGCCGAGGATGGTGGTGACTTTGTTCAAGTGCCTTTCTATAAGGCCAATCTGTCAGGCGATTTTGAGCGTCTGACGGATAGCTCTTCCCTGACCCCAGGCAAGATCAGCGCAGACAAGCAGGTTGCTGCTGTGCTGCACCGTGGCCGTGCTTTTGAGTCACGCGACTTGGCTGCCCTGGCTGCCGGTTCTGACCCGATGGCTGCTATCGGCAACAAGATTGCTGACTACATCGCCAACCAGCGCCAGAAGGATCTGCTGTCCTGCCTGGCTGGCATCTTTGGCGCTGTTGGTGACACCAGCTCCGCATCTTTTGCCGCCCTGGCTGTTGATGGTGCTTCAGGTGACACCCCCACCCAACTCACCGCCCGCCAAATCGTTGAAGGCCAGTCCTTGCTGGGCGACCAAGGCGACAAGCTGGCTGCAATCGTTGTTCACCCCAAGGTGTACTACGACCTGAAGGAGCGCCGCGCTCTGGACATGATCTACGACGATGCAGGCCAGCCTGACACCGCCGCTGCTCAAGGTTCACTGGCTAACGCCTTTGGCCCTGTTGCTGTTCCCACCTTCATGGGAATGCGGGTGATCGTGTCTGCTGATGTGCAGACCGCTGGTTCTGGTGCTTCAACTGAGTACGCCAGCTACATGTTCACTCAGGGTGCCGTTGGCTCCGGTGAGCAACTGGGGCTCCAAACAGAAACCGACCGTGACATCCTCGCCAAGAGTGATGCCATGTCGATTGATCTGCACTACGTGTACCACCCGATTGGTTCATCGTTCTCCACATCTGTTTCCAACCCCACCCGGGCACAACTGGAAACCGTGGGCAACTGGACCAAGGTGTACGAGACCAACAACATTGGCATCGTGCGGATTACCACCACCAGCGCCCTTGACTGACGGAGGTAACTAACCATGGCATCCATTTTTGAGGCAACAGCCGGCAACCTTGTCGGACCCGCGACTGGCGGCACTGTCACCCAGGCCACCAGTAAGGCCACTGCCGTGACTCTCAATGCTGAGTCCGGCCAGATCACCCTTGACGATGCTGCACTTGCAGCAGCCGCTGAGGTTTCTTTCACTGTCAACAACGACAAGATCGCTGCCACCGATGTGGTGATCTGCAACCACGCTTCCGCTGGAACCGCTGGTTCTTACCTTGTGCAGGCGAACAGCATTGCTGCTGGATCTTTCAAGATCACCGTGGCAAACCTGTCCACCGGCTCACTTGGTGAGGCAATCGTTGTCAACTTTGTGGCTCTGAAGGGCGCTAGCTCCTGATGGGTCTTTTCGCCTTTAGGCGGATGAAGGAACGTGAGGCTGCTGCACAAGCGGCGGCCTCCGCTCCTGATAAGCCGACCAAAAAGACTTCTACTGTGACGCCCGATGGCAGTAACAATCGACGCAACAGCGGGCGGCGCAAACG